CCCGGCGATCAGTTCCCTGCCCCACAGCCTTCAGTGAAGGCAGCAACCGCAACTGTGGCTGCTGTTGACGCTGGACAGGCACCGCAGGCATAGCCTTTAAACGGCCTCTAAGGGCTCTCTGAGCCACTGAACCCCCAGACCTAGTATCTTTACTAGGAACGGGGGTTCTTTTTTTATTTCTACCGGCGTGTCGTACAAAACTTTTTGCATTTTGTACAGAACAGTACAGTAAAATCACCTTTGTTAGAAGGTGATTTTCTGTCTTCCCTGTCTTATATGCTGCCTCTGTCGGACAGTAGTACCGCCCCAGTATCCTTGAAGTTCAGGTATAGATACCGCAAAGGTAGCGCATTCAATCCGCACTACACAGTTGGCACAGGTTTTCTTGACTGCATCATCCACCTGCCCCTTCTCTACAAAGAACAGTTCGGTATCTAGTCCAGCGCAATTAGCACTGGCTCTCCAGTCTTCTGACACTTATCCTCCAGTCGAGTAGAACCCACCAGTCTTGAAATGCACGGGTGTGGCTGACCATAATCTAGTCATGCTATTACCGCAACAGACGGGGACAGTATCGTCCCCTATCTGTCGCTCCACTTCCTGCTGTCCCTTGCAGGTCTCACACTTGTAATCATACCTTGGCATTGCGTTTAAATTCCTTTACCCATATGTGACCATAACTCCACGGTCCAAATAAAATCTGAACCATGTGCATGATCTGTTTATCTTCACTTACAATAAAGCCACGGTACTGAACAAACTTTCTATAACTAATGCCAAAGCCAATTTGTTTAACCACAATCCATCTCCTCATCTATGGGTGTAGGTGCAGTCGTCCATGTATTGCACTCAATGCACTGCTGTCGTAGGTTGTACCAGCCAACCTCTCGCGTCTCTTCGTCCCACATTACGGTCAGGTTGAACATACGACAACCGCAGATGCAAGCAAAGGCAGGCACACCAGTCAGGTCATTTGCCATTGTTGTTCCAGAACAACTTGTAGAACTCTAGGTCAAAGGAGAATCGCTTCATGTGTTTGACCACAGCACCAGTGTGTGCATAGAGCGGGATGCCAGCCTGATCCATTAGACGGAAGAAGTTAATATCTTCAGAGGTGAACTCTTCACCTACGCCAGTCTCATTAAAGAATGGAATGCGTCCGTGTACTTCAATCATCTTGGCAGCCACACTGCGGTGCATCACCACGAAGCCAAAGCCAGCAGCCCCAACTTTGACCAAGGCATTTGCCGGTAGTGGATGGACGTAACCTATCCGATGCTTGTCCTCCGTCCATGAGAACAAGGCGGGGTACGGTGTCATCAGTGATTGCTCGTTCTCCTTTGATACGAAGTAAGTACCTGTGATTACAGGCTTAGTAGTTGGGTCTGCCTCAGCCCACACCTTTGATAGTGCTTCATTGGTAAGAACAATGTCAGAGTCAACCCATAGAATCCATGGCCAGTCAGTGTGGTCATACCAATAGTCAAAGGCATTCTGCCGTTGTCTGCCGATCTGGTTACCCTGCACACGCATGGCAGACTTGATCGGTACCTCACTGGTTAGGATTGAGTAGACAAGTCCCTCAGTAAACTTGCCATCAGTGTTGCCGTTGTCGCACCAGCAGACAATGATGTCGCCCTTATTCGCTGTCGTGTTCGGTGTCGGCTTGTTGTTCGTTGTTTTCTTGCGTGGTGTCTTCGTCATAGAATGGTTTCCATCCGCCTAGATGTTGGATTAAAGATGCCAGCGAACGCTGGACTTTCATACGTGCACCATCAGGTGACGTCTTCATCTCTTCGGCTACCTTGTTCCACTCCGCTTCGGGATTGCTAAAGCGTAGGCGAAGGATGTTTTGCTTGGCCTCTGACAATGCATAGTATGCAGAGGCAATATCAGATCGTAAGGCTAACCAATTCATGCCATCACTAATCTCTCCGCCTGAGAACTTGGTGTTCAAGTCCTTGATCTTGGCGGGTAGTTCATAGGATTCAGCAATGATAGTTGGCAGGAATGCTTCTACTACTGACGCGTCATAATAGTACAAGTCAGTAATGTCATACCCTTGAGCCCGAGCCTTCTCACGTTCGCAGTACTTCAAGCACTGGTTGCGTAGACTCTTGGCAATTAACTTGTCGCGGTCTTTCTCCTCAAGAGCAGACCACTCTTTAAACTTTTTAGGGTGACTTGTAAACCAGAGGTACATCTCTTGTTGTAAGTCATCGGCTTCAACCATAGGATACTTGCGTTGATAGTCCGCAGAGATGCGGATCATCATATCTTTATAGGGAAGCCATGCGTCTATGCTGTGCTTCATGGTAACTGGATATCACCATCAATGATAGGCACGGCATACGGCGTCACCTTGCGGTTGTTCTCAACAAGGATGCCGATGCCTTGCTGCCAGTTAGCAATACCTGTAGTCAAGTACGCTGCCTGCTTCATGTCCATCAGGTGACCAACCTCTAGGCCATAGATAGTATCGGTCTTGCCATACAAGCCAGTGGTCTCATGTTGCAAACCTAACTTGTGGGTGTGGCCACACACGACACTTCTCCCTAACTTCTTTGCGAGAGACATAGCGGTGCTGCCCGGTACTTGCACCGAGCGTCCTTCATCCCCGTGTGCCATTACCCAACCGGGTAGTAACTCTTTGAACTTGTGTAGATACTGGATGTTCAAAGAAGAATACCCCAACAGTTCCTCAATCTTAAGTGAATCAAGTGAGGTAAATGCTGGGGCATACTTTTTAATGTAGGTCTGGATTCTATCGGTATGGTTTGACCGTTGGATTATGAACGGTTTATCCTTACCGAGTGCCGCTCGAAACTTGGCCATGACATCGTATGTCTGGTCGATCGAGTCTTGCAGTGTGGGAGCGTACTCCCCTGCTAGTCCCTTGTTCCATCGGCTAGGTTCGGGTGCATCTAGTTCGTCACCCACGCACCACAACTGTGTTGGCTGGTAGTACTTTATGAATCTTAGTACTGTGGATACTGCCTTCGGATCGTGATAGGGGATCTGAAGATCGCTTAATATCACTACCCTTTGCTGCTTTGTTGCCATCGGGTATACCTTCCCACTGTCCGCTTTGGACTAGTATGCCTATTATGGCATAGTTTGCGAGGTCAATGAAGGTATCTCGTAGACTTTCAAAGTTCGGCGTGTCGTTACCAGTCTCGACAAGATGACTAAACCGTTGGAGTTTATCGAACATACGCACACGTAGTCCGTTGTAAGGTCCACCCGGGGCGAGCGAGATGTTAAGCGGACCATAGTCTTCTTGCTTGCGAAGCAGGATAGATTTGAGATCAGCCAAGATTTTGTCGACATCACTTTCCTTCATCTAGTACTTCCTTAATAGATAGTTCAAAGTTCTTCATGCTGTCCTTCACTTGGAGTTCTTCCCATACCTTATCTGCTTGGTCCATAGGAGCAGCAACAAGTAGAGCAGCGAGCCCAATAAGAAGATCTTGGGCTTCGTTAATATCTTCTTTACTGACATGGTAGATATCATAGAGGGCACCGAGCAGATCTAGTACTCGACTCTCTGATAGGCGGATGCCCACTGACCCATCCATGTTGGCCACGTGCTCCCATATATTCTCATCAAGCGGTAATACAATCTCGGATTCGCTCATCGATCCAGTCCTTCCCTAGTTTGATGAAGGTGCTATTTACATCTTCATTGTCTGGCATTGGTATTACGTTGGCATTGGGTAACTCTCTTGTTATCTTCTTGCCAAACTCAGCACCTGCGTTGTCTCCATCGGCTAAGACTATAACCGTATCAAAGTCATCGAGGATCCTATAGTAGTGCGGCTTCCAGTTGTTAGCCCCCGGTATCCCTACCGTAGGGTGAACAGTCTTGGCCGTCATGATGATGCAATCAAACTCACCTTCAGTTACGCAGATGTATTTGTTGCCAGCAAAGCAAGCGTTGGTGTTGTACATCGTAGTCTTAGCACCAATCATGCCCATGTACTTTGGTTCTTCCCCGTGCATAGCACGGAACCTGATATCAACCACACCACTAGGTGTGACGTAGGGTATTGCTAACCTACCCTTGAATGCTTCATGACCCGGAAGTGGATCGACGACCACGCCCAAGTGAAACTTGCGAGCCTCGTCTACCGAGAGATGTCTTGTTGACAGATACTCCTCGGCTTGGTTTATATGGTTGGCGTACTGTTCCGTCGCCCGTCGTAGAAATAGTCGATGCGAATTCGATAGCCTCAACTAATGTGCCTCCGTTCTTTAACTGAATCAAATCATACGTGTCACCAGAGACACCACAACCGTGACACTTGAATCGATTGATATCAAAGTTCACGGCTGCGCTCGCTGTTCTATCTTCATGGAATGGGCATAACATCTTACGCCATCCGCTACCACGTGCAGGTACCTTAGCACCTAAGTGGTTAAGGTAGTCCTCAATGCTGTGTTTGTCCAAGCGCTCTCCTTAGTAACTCTACCCACACATGTGCAGGCGCAGTACAGTACCAATCGGAAGGGCTTCCCCTACCCTTCCGCTTGTGCCACACCACGCCTGTCCATGCATTATCGTTAGCCATTTCGGTTAACAATTCTTCTGTCCACCCAGCCAAGTCCATCTTGGCATGGTTCTTAATCTCGATAGTTACACCAGGGATACCACTGATATCACCCTTGTCTAACGTTGCACCAGCCAGCCGTCGGTCCACGTAGGGAAACCATTGCTTAAGATACTTGACTACATCAAGTTCTGCTTTAGAACCTTTGGCTTTGGCTGCACTAGACACTTACTCTATCTCCCCTATTCTTCCAATGTAAACAAATGCTTTAGTATCATAGTACTGCTGACACCTAAACAATCTGTTGCAACTGCAAGCATAGACCTGCCCGGCTTGCCACTTGCGATTTGCATCTGGCAGCACACAAGCGTGACTGATTGAGCCTGCGTAAACACTACCCATGTTGCATGGCCTCCTGTGTGTAGTCTCTCATTACATCTTCTAGATACATTGACTCTGGATCAAAGGATAGTTGTATGTATGTGTTGCCGGTCTGATCTGCTTTACCATATCGATTCTTCACAGGTGCAATACATAGATACATATCCAATCCAGTAGGCAACATCTGTTGCCCTACAGTTAGAACCATTGCTGGTACCTGGGCAACCTTACCCTGTAGTGCAGAGCGTGGTTGACATGGGTAACCTTGTGATCCTTCCTGCGTATGGTGTAACACTAACACTGCAGCGTTGGTATCTCTTGCAAGATACTTCAACTCTTTCATGATCTGTCTCATGGCAGCAAATTCCTCTGCGCCATCTAGTGCTACGTCCATTAGGTTGTCGACTACTATCAAGGTAGGTGATCTACCCCAGATAGTTTCGAATGCAGATACTTCTTCGTCTAAGTCTTTAAGTGTAGGTGAAGATTCGAATGACCAGAACAAGTGATTGTTCTCAGACAAAATAGCCTCTGCTGTGTCAGGGTTGTTCTTCATAAGGTTCTCGGCTGCTTGTTGTGTCATCTTGCCTGACATAGAGATGAGTCTCATAGCCATGGTGTGTGCGTTAGTATCAGCAGAGAAGTAAAGTGTCGGTTGCTTTAGTCGTGCTGCAATGTGTAATGCAACTGACGACTTGCCAGCACCAGGTGTACCTGCAATGACTGTTACCTCAGCACGACGCAACACAATACCAGCCCTAGCAAATGCTTGAAAGGGAGCCGGTAGAGGCTCCCCTCCTACATCTGTCTTACGAACTGAGCGTCGTAATGTTTTCATTACTTGATGCGATCAGGTACAAACGTGTTCCATTCTGGGTCATGCTTCTGCACGTATGCAGTCTTGCACTTAGATGGATCGCCTTGTGCTGATGGGCAGAAGTATCCCTTGTAGATACCACCTTGTTTTGACTGACCTTGGATAGCAGTCATCTTTCCATGTGGACAATTACGTCCGCCCCCTAGTGAAGGGGCGTCATTAAAAGGTGGGACGTCCTGCACTACCTGAGCATTAGGAAATGCCTGGGTTACTGTTGCTAGTGCTGCTGCAGTACCACCACGCACTGCGCTTTCTAGTTCTGTTACTGCAGACTTGATGGACTCTAGCCCAAGTGCAACCACTTGATCTAGTCCTGCTCCATCCTCTGCTCGTACTGTTACAAGACTACCTGCTGCAGTCTTGACCGTGATTGAGATGGGTGCTTCTGTGCTACTCATCATCACTCTCCTGTTCTTGTTTAGTTGTCCATTCACACATGGTGGATAGGCCACACATGTTACAGTGATCGAAGTTAGGTATGAAGATGTTGTCCTTGCGGGCGCGATCAAACATACTGACGAGCGCTTCGATCTTGTCGTCGGTCATGTCGGCAAGGTCGAACGCTTGCGACAGTTCTCCTTTACGCGCCATCCAATAGTACCCTGTTGTTGCATGGATACCATAGATCTTGCGTAGACCGTAGGAGTAGAACGCTAGTTGTAGTGAACTACCAGGCACACGCTTGCCTGTCTTTAAGTCCACGATAATGTATTCACCGGTATTAGTGTCAATGAATACGCGATCAAGAAACATCTTGACCATGATGCCATCAATAACAGGGTTCATCTCTAGTTCAATACCTAGGTAGCCCTGCTCAGTGGTAGCAATCTTTAGATGTGGGTTTTCATTACGCCACTCAATCCAGTTCTTGTAGAACTTAAAGCCATTGGTGTACCACCAGTCACCATCTTCTGGTGAGCGGGTACGTGCAGCAGCAACACGCCACTTGCTACGATCACCCTTGTATTCAGGGCGTTCGTCTGCTGTGGCATTCCACCACAGGTTCCATTGTTCTAGTAGATCTTTCATGGGTTCACCTTGTCGTATTCCTCAGAGGCACGGTGCACTGCACTGCCACCATAGAACCACCATGCAGATTCTTCTTGTAGTTTAAGAACTCTAGATAGATAATACTTCCAGCCACATGATAACCATTCGGTTAGGCTGGAGTAACTGATGTGTTCGGGGAGTTGCTCCCCATTGATTTCAATTGCCATGTCTCTCCTTAGTTAATGTAAGGCAGGATAGAGTGACGGAGAGAAACATCTACCTGCCTTACGGTAGGTAAGTATACCCTAGTCTGCAGCCAACTCTGCATTAGACACGACGGGTATACCTGTCTCCCCTAACCTAGCCCAGGCACAGGGATAACAAAAGTTCTTGGCGTAGCCCTTCTCATCTAGATGGAAGTCTGTAATGGGCACCCAAATAGGTGCAGTACAGGTGTGGCATACGGTTAATTCACATACTCGTTTAGTCGGCATTGTGTGTTGGCCTTAATATTCGATGGACTACACAAGTATATGATGGACTGACTACATTAGTCCAGTCATGTGCGTCTTTGGCTTCTTCGAATGGGCCATAGATATACTTGATTACATTCATGTGATAGGCAATAACTATAAACATTAGTACTCCATCTCTAGTTGTTTGGTGCGTGGACGATAGCAATCACATTCCATGTAGCCTTGATCGCATTCAAAGCAGAAACCACACTGGTAGCAAGTCTGATCAGAGTAGAACAGTTCTGCCTCATCCATAACATACTGACAGTTGATACATTCAACAACTTCCTCTGAGTCTAGGTCAGTAGCCAAGCCCGGCTTTGCATACTCTTTACCTTTGGTGTCGTATCCCATGTCGTAGTATCCATCGTAATAGCCAATGGTCTTGGTCTTGGTACGGTAAGCGGTAGCCCAAGACTCGAGAAAGCAAGTCTGGTTAGACCACCACACTCCATCAGTATCTACCCAACCTGAGTCTTGGTTGAGTATGTAGATCGGATGCTCAGCATTAGGATCAACAGTAAGGATTGCAACCTTAGAACCACGGGTATAACCTTCAAGCATATCCCAAAGATAGTCATTATCAAGGGCTTTGATGCCACCCATAGCAGGCAAGATCTCATCTGCAAAGATACGAGTATCTGACCGGTCATCATTCTTAGGTGCTTCGCAATCCAACATACCGTTGTGTGCTAGGTATGTACGGATGTCGTTACCAACAGGGAATGGATGACAGTTCTCTACTGTCTTACTACCATGGGTAGCATAGCGAGCATGCCAGATAGCATGGCCTTCTGGATACTGAGTACGTAACTGTAAGAATCTATTGATAGATTCATCAGCATTCATCGTACGTTCTACGATGATGCGTTGTTCTGATGGCACAGCAATAGCAAAGCCAAAGCCATGAGGATTGTTAAGCGCCGAGTTCTCTAACTTATCTAGGCTAGGAATTACATTAGGCGGGATTACACATAACATACACATTAGTTGTCTCCGTTCGGGTCGTTGTCTTTTTCGAATGTCTCGTTCATGATAGTGAACAAGTTAGGATATGTATCTGAGTTGGCAGTTACATAATGCACAAACCTAGCCCATGCAAATGGGGCAGACTTGTGTTGGATCTTGAGGTTACGTGTGTACTCAACAGCAGCAGCAACAAACTCAACGCCACTAAGTACTCGCTCCTTGCGAAGCGAACCTTTGAATACCCGAACCTCAATGGTATTCTCAGGCTCCATGTTAACAGCAGAGTAACGACCGGATGATTGGTTACCGAACTTTACTTTGCGAATGACTTTACCTTTGTCTTCAAACGATGCATAGTGATTGTTCTTACGACCAGCAAGACGCTCGACTTGACGTTGGTTGTCATAGATTAGTTTGTTGAACCGGACTAGGTGTGCTTCATTGGCAGCATAACTTTCACCATAGAATGCAGTACGACTAACGTGTACATGCAGGCCACAACTGTTACGGTTCCAAGAACGAACACCCAACTTGCTGAGTTGCTTGAGAAAGTCCCAATCAATATCGTTCTGATATGCAAACAAAGTATGAGGATGGGTAACAATCTCAAAGCCATCAGATAGTGAACCATCTTCTTTAAGATAGACACGATGGTTAAGCGCATTGATTACTGTCTCAGCACAATCGTTACGTGAGTGATCACCACATACTTCTACCTCTAGTTCTATGCCTAGATAGTAAGGCTCAAACGCATTGGGATAGAAGATAGGACGTGGTCGATAACCATAACTGTGAATGTATTGAGAATAGTTAGATGACTCTTCATCATCTTCACATGTGTGACCGTCATCTTCTGCGTATTCATAGCCACAATCACCACACTCAATGTAGTTGTCATAGCACTGTCGACACATGTCTTCGTTACGCACTTCTGAATATCTTAACTCACTGTCAAATGTATAGTGAGTTCCGTAATCACATTCAGTTACATCGCCAGCCTGTTCGTATCTATCAAAGCATGGTTGACAGTAATTGTCACCGTCAATCTCATAGTTATATATAGAGTAAGACCAACGTTCATTACAACCTTTGCAAACATAGGCGCAACGATGATGGACTTGGATAATAGTATCTGCACTTGTGTGAGCGTCAGTAGTTTGATACCAACGATCTACCTCTAAACCTTCAGGTGCAAGGAAATAATTGCAACGTTCACATGAAGTAGTTTCTTGAGTAGCAGGTGGAAATATATTTTCAATAGCCAGCATAAGGCTAAGTTGATGATCGTAAACTTCATATGCTGTGTGTTTAAGTCCAGTAAAATTATAACGAAATGTTGCGTTGGCATAACAACTCGCACATATATTACTGTTTGATAGAAATGAATCATCACCTTCGTGAATAGTTTTCTTATAGATATGCTTGATAGAACTACAGCCCATCCAGCCAGTGCACTGCCCGATGCCTACGTATTCAATGGAATGTTTAGCACCAATGAATACCTCTTGTTCATCTGCAGTCATTGCGTCCCATAAAGATATGGTTGCTGAAATAAGAATGCCATCATCATCGAATTCATTATCGACTTTGATTTGAATCTCTTGCTCCATGAGATAAGAGATGTGTGCTTCACGCTCAGGTGTAAGCACAAGTGTAGTTGTCATTGGATTCTCCGTCCGTTGTTGGTTATTCTTCTTCGCTGATGTATTCTATTTCTTCATGTGATTGAATAGCACAGATAAGTTCATCGACTTTCTGTTGCCACATTGCAGAACTTCCACTTACTTTATCTAGAATATCTTCACATTCTTTTTCTGTAATACGCATGATTTTTCCTTTCTTTGTTAGTTAGTACCAGCCGTGAGTACGGTGGTGTGCCCAAGCAATGCTTGGTTTGCCATATCGATGTTCGATATACGCCAGCCCCCGCTCAATCTGATGCGGGGCTGGTGTTCGTGGATCAAGTGCAAGGATCTGAGGTATACCCCCAGCATGTGTTCCGTCAAGGTCACCCGGCTCTGGATTGTAGGCACTAGGATTCCAGTGAGACTCTGCGTTCCATAGTTTATCTAGTGCTTTGAATTCACTACGCCCCCAGCCATACTTGGATAGCATGACACCACGGGCATAGCCTTTGGAGATAGACGCAGTCCAAAACTTATTAGGTAGTTCTTCACAACGGAACTTAACCATTGATGCATGTGTAGTATCAGGGAAGATTACTGACCACAATGCTAAGTAACTAACGCTGATATAAGTAAGGATGCGTTTCATGTTTACTCCTGTTCTCGGTACTGATCTAGATCGTGCTGCTCTTTGTACAGATCATACTTAAGAGTATCCTCTGTACCAGCAGCATACCCCTGCCACCATGCGTCTTTGTATGCAAGGATGCCTACGACAGTGGCAATGATTACGTCAATCAATAGATTGAATCCGTTATAGTAAATCAACTGAGCCTACTTTCTCTATGTCTAATCGTGCCAGTGTGCTGTTGTTGTTTAGTTCCTGTAACATGGGGCCAAGTAACGTAGGTATGCTGTCATCGAAATGCTTTTGAAGATCAGCATGATTTCTATCTATGATACTCGGGAAGTTAGTTGTGTCAAGGCTGTGCTTGAACACAACGTCAGTGTAGAAATACAAGACTGCTTTAGGAAACCACCTTACGTGGACGGCCACGCTTAGCAGTAGCAGGGCGCAAAGTTACGACTGACTGGTCAGCCCGCAGTTCAGCCAACAGTTTATCTACTGCATTGATAGCAGCAGCAAGAGTATCTGCTCGTACTTGTGGACGAGTATCAACTACAGGTTGAGGCTGTGGCTTTGTTGCTTTGCGTACGTACTTCTCAGATACGTTGAGTGCTTTAGGATTCTTGGCAAGCCATGCGTCGATCTCACTTAACTTGTACTTGCGTACGGATCCGATCATTGTGAATGGCAACAGATCATCGATGCCTTTCTTGTACATAGTAGACTTGCTGATACCTAGATGTTTCTGTACTGCTTGGATGTTTACCCATTGTTCTTTAGCCATGATGTTCCTTTCGGTTGGTGTATTTTGTTGTGCGTCTATAAGTCCGTGTGCGCTACGCGCCCCTGGCAAAAGTAAAAGGAGAGATGACTGACCGAAGCCAGCCACCTCTCCTGATATTACTTAGAGAACCACTAACTCAGAGACCTTGATCTGAGTGTATGGCTTGTAACGCTGTGCATTTTCGATACCTGGACGTCGATCGAATCG